GGCTACATCAGCTACCTGCTTTGGGGTGGCAAGGCAGCCCTTGGTTGGTCACGCAATAAACTTCGAGAACTTGGCGAACTCGACTAAAAAATCAAATCAAGAGGAGCAAATCCAAGCAAGGACGGAATCCCTGATGATGGTCATTTCGACCCTCTGCGACTGCATTACTGCGGTGGATGAATCCAACGCACCCAATGCCTACGCCGTAAAGATGAAAATCGTGGACAAGATTGACCAACTGATTGACAAAATTGAGTACTAATGCAGACCCTACCGATAGGCAAAATTAAATCCAACCCGAACAACCCCCGCACCATCAAGGATGACAAGTTTTTCAAGTTGGTACAATCGCTCAAAGACCTGCCCGAAATGGCTAAGGTTCGGCCCGTGGTCGTCAATCAGGACATGGTTGTGCTTGGCGGCAATATGCGACTTAAAGCTATGAAGGAAGCAGGATGGAAGGAAGTGCCTGTTGAGGTCGTAGATTGGGATGAGGACAAGCAACGGCAATTCATCATTAAGGACAACGTAGGCTTTGGAGAGTGGGATTGGGAGATGCTGGCAAACCAATGGGATGTCGAGCAGTTGGAGGATTGGGGGCTTGTTATTCCATCTTTTGATATTAATGCAGATTATGCCGATAAAAATAAAGAAATAGATGTTGATGACTTAGAAGGAACAATGGTTCTAAAATTAAATTATTCTGAAGAAGAATATTGGAGAGTCAAAGAAGCATTACTAAAAATAGCATCAACACCTGAACAGGCCGTTTTTAAATTATTAGGATTATGAGCTGTTTGTTTCCTTATAAATGGAATTTAAGTGATGGTTATCCAGTTAATGGTATTAAAAAACATGGATTAAAAGTTTTTGGAACTTTTATATGTGGAGGAGGTTCTACAATGGGATATAAACTTGCTGGCTTTGAACATTTAGGAGGGGTTGAAATAGACCCACAAGTTGCAGATGTTTACAAAGCAAATCATAATCCAAGGCATTTATTTGTTGAAGACATAAGAGATTTTGCTAACCGTTCAAGTTTTCCTGATGAACTTTACAATCTTGATATATTAGACGGTTCGCCACCGTGTTCTTCATTTAGCATGGCAGGAAATAGAGAAAAGGATTGGGGAAAAGAAAAAATATTCCGTGAAGGTCAGGCAAAACAACGCCTTGATGATTTATTTTTTGACTACATTAAACTGGCAAAGAAGTTACAACCAAAAGTTGTAATTGCTGAAAACGTTAAAGGAATGCTGCAAGGAAACGCAAAAGCATACGTTAAGCGGATTAAGACCGAGTTTGAAAATGCAGGATACAAAGTTCAATTATTTTTATTGAATGCTGCTTCAATGGGAGTACCGCAAAAACGAGAACGAGTGTTTTTTATTTGTCAAAGGAATGATTTGAATTACAAACCATTGCAGTTAAGTTTTGATGAAAATATTATACCTTTTAAAAATATTGAAAATAATCTTGAATTAAGAAAAAAAGCAACAGGTGAAATTTTAAAATATTTGCAAATTACAAAAGAAGGTAAAAGTTTAGCAACTGTTCACCCTAAAGGTAATTTTTTTACATCAATTAGAATCAATCGTAATGATGTTATAAATACAATAGCAAGTGGAAGTAATTTATTTCATTATTGTAAAAATGAATATTTAAATAATACAGAATTAAAACTTGCTGGTAGTTATCCCTTAGATTATAAATTTCAAAATATTGAACCACAATATTTAATTGGAATGAGTGTGCCGCCTGTAATGACTGCACAAATAGCTCATCAAATTTATTTACAATGGTTTAAATAAAATATTATGGAAAATAAATACGAAAAAGAACTATTAAAAGCCATTGAGAAATACAAATGGATGAGGTGGGCGCATATTGATTGGACTGCTTTAAACTTTTCAAGGGCAACCGCTTATAATTATAAATTGGACAAATTAGACACAATAAAAGAAGCGTTTGAAAAGAACAGGGCAAAGGCACAAAATTATTTACTTCAAAAATGGATTCAATCAGATAATGCTACGCTACAAATTGCAGCTTTTAAAATAGTTGCTGATAATGAAGATTTAAGAAGGTTAAATCAAAGTTACGTCGAACAAACGAATATAGAACAACCAATATTTCCAGATGTTTCTGCGGACGACTTCGACGAATAAAATACTAAAGTTAAAAAAGCGTGTTCGTATTGTTCAAGGCGGTACAAGTGCGTCAAAGACTTACGGTATTTTATCCGTATTAATTGCTCGTGCTTCGTGTATTCCTGAAACTGAAATAAGCGTAGTTGCTGAAAGCATACCAGTATTGCGTAGAGGTGCATTAAAAGATTTTATTAAAATAATGCGATGGATGAATAAATGGCACGAAAACCAATATAATAAATCTTTATTAACCTATCAATTTTTAAACGGTTCTACATTTGAGTTTTTCAGCGCTGACGATTCAAGTAAATTAAGGGGTGCAAGGCGTGACGTTCTGTATATTAACGAATGTAATAATGTTACCTTTGAAGCGTACAACGAACTTGCAATAAGAACTAAAAAAGCTGTTTATTTAGACTTTAATCCCGCTAATGAATTTTGGGTACATAAGGAATTAAAAGACGAACCCGATACCGACTTTATAATTCTTACCTACAAAGATAACGAAGCATTAGACCAGTCAATAGTTCAACAAATAGAAAGGAATCGCGACAAAGCCGCTACGTCGTCTTATTGGGCAAATTGGTGGAAGGTTTACGGGCTTGGCGAAATAGGAATGCTTGAGGGCGTTATATTTAATAATTGGAAACAAATTAATAGCGTACCTTACGACGCTAAATTAATAGGTATTGGATTAGACTTTGGATATACTAACGACCCTACTGCAATAATCGAAGTTTACAATTATAACGGAACACGAATTATAAACGAATTAGTTTATAAAACTGGAATGTTAAATAGTGATATTGCAAAGCAATTACCAAATAATATACCCGTTTACGCTGATAGTGCTGAACCAAAATCAATAGAAGAAATAAGACGTTACGGAATAACGATTAAAGGCGTTACAAAAGGCAAAGATTCAATAAACTACGGAATAGATGTTATGCAGCGTCAAGAATATTTAGTTACTGTTAAAAGCGTTAATTTAATTAAAGAATTACGTTCGTATTGTTGGGACACCGACAAAACAGGGGCAAGACTAAATAAACCTATAACTCATTTTAATCACGCTATTGACGCGTTACGTTACCACGAAATGGAAACATTAGGATTAAACTCAAATTATGGTAAATATAATATTTGGTAATATTAAATTACTATAATAATATCTTCATACTACAAAAACACAAATAATAAGTTAATTAAATAATGAAAGCTGAAATTATAATACCTACTTCGTTAAATGAAATACCTTTATTAAATTATCAAAAATTTATGAAGTTAGTTGAATCGTCTAACGATCAAGAATTAATAGCGCAAAAAACTATTGAAATATTTTGCGGGATACATATAAAAGACGTAGTAAAAATAAAATTTACAGACGTTGAAAATATAGTGCAAAGATTAAACGATGTATTTAAAGAGAAACCAACCTTTAAACATAAATTTAAAATAAGGGACGTAGAATATGGTTTTATTCCAAATTTAGAGGAAATATCTTTTGGCGAATATATTGACTTAGAAACTAATATAACCAGTGTTGAGAATTTTCACAAAGCAATGGCGGTTATGTATAGACCTATAACAAAAAAATTAAAAGACAGATACGAAATATTTCAATATACTGGCACAGAAGAATTTTCTGAAGCGATGAAATATGCGCCTTTAAATATTGTTTTAGGGGCAACGCTTTTTTTTTCGACTTTAGGAAGCGAATTAGTACAACGTACGCTTACTTATTTGGAGACGGAAATACAGAAGAACAAGAAATTAATGACTTTAGCGAAAGAACGCAATTTAATAAACGCTGGGGATGGTACAATTCAATCTACGCACTTGCTCAAGGAGACGTTACAAAATTTGATGAAGTTACCCGATTGGGAGTTAAAAAGTGTTTAACATATTTAACATACGAAAGGCAAAAAAGAGAAATAGAAAATAACGAATTAAAAAGAATACGACGCAATGGCTAATTATTACACGATACTTGACACGTTAAAAAGTAACTTGGAAAACGACCAATTAATAAACACGGTTACGCAAGGCGATATTTTTTCAGTTGATTTATCTAAGCAAACAATATTTCCCTTAGCGCATATTATAGTTAACAGTGCGACTTTTGAAAATAACGTAATACGCTTTAATGTTTCTGTTATTGCTATGGATATTGTAAATATATCAAAAGACGAAGACGTAAATATTTTCGACGGTAATAATAATGAGATATACGTTTTAAATACAATGATTTCTGTATTAAATAGGTTGTATGAAAATTTACGAAGGGGCGATTTATATACTGATGCTTTTCAAGTAGGTAATAACCCAAACTGCGAGCCGTTTTCTGAAAGATTTGAAAATTATTTAGCGGGGTGGACTATGACTTTTGATATTTTAGTTTCTAACGATATGACTGTTTGCTAATGAGTGAAAGATTAAAAGCGTTACAACAATTTCGTGATTTAGTAGTTGCTGAAGCAAAGGCGAATTTACAAAAAATGGGCAAGGATACAAGCGGTAAATTAAGCAACTCAATAAAAGGCGAAGTAAAAGAAATGCAAAATTCAATAGGCGTTTATTTTGAAATGGAGGCATACGGTAATTTTCAAGACAAAGGAGTTTCAGGAACACAAAGAAAATTTAACACCCCTTATTCATATAAAACTAAAATGCCGCCACCCAGCGCATTTGATAAATGGATGGTACGTAAAGGAATAGCACCACGTAGCACAAGCGGTAAATTTCAAAGTAGAAAAGGGTTACAGTTTGCAATAGCAAGAACAATATTTAAAGAAGGGATTAAACCAAGTTTATTTTTTACTAAGCCATTTGAAGCTGCCTTCAAAACTTTACCCGATACGTTAATAGAAAAATACGGATTAGATGCCGAACAGCTTTTAAACGAAATATTAACACAAAATTTAAAAAATATAAAATGAGTATTTTTGCACGTTCACCCTACATAATAGAAATATCCGAATCAGGGCAAGAGGGTAGTAAATTAGAATTGTTTATTTGGAATGGCACTGGGGCAGCGCCCGCAAACCCGCAATATGTATTTACTAAATTAATCCCTGCAACTAATAATATTAAAACATTTTATAATATAAGTCCTTACATACGAGAATATATAACTTGGAACGTAAGGCAAACCCCTTATAATATTTTTTCTGCTTCTCAAAACACGCAATTTGCTAACGTAAAAGTAAAGCGGTATAAATTAGATGAAGGTTCGTACACGCTTTTAGATGAAACGACATATAAGGCGTTTGACGGCTTTGGTTATTACGAAGACGAATATAATTACGAATTAGCGTACGATATTTTACACGATGAAGGGACGTATTTATATGCCTACGATTATAATGAAGACCCTTCAACAAATATAGATTATCGGGCGGGGTTTATAATGGTTCAAACAGGAACTTCATTTAAAGCAAAATACACAAACTTAGTTACAGGGGCAACACAAACACAAGGGTTACCAAATAATTCGCTAAGGGACGTTTTGCGCGTTTATACTGCTTATTACGCTGATGGAAACAAATTAGAAATATTAGATACGTCTGACGCTGTTTTGTGGACTGCTTATTTTAAACCTTACTTAAATTGTAGGTATGAGCCAGTCGTTTGCGACTTTGTAAATAGATACGGTTGCTGGCAACGTACTTATTTTTACGGTACTATAAATAATTCAATATCAATAGAAAACACGGAATATAATTTAATGCAAAGCGATTACGCTAATTACAATACGCTTGAGGGTCAAAGAAAAGTATTTAATGCAAACGGCAAAAAGACGATAAAAGTAAATACCGACTGGGTAAGCGAAAGTTACAACGAACTACTAAAACAATTAATGTTAAGTGAAAAAATATTAATAAATAATTATCCTGCTATTTTAAACACAAAACAAACTGAATTATTTAAACATATAAACCAAAAATTAATTAACTATCAATTAGAATTTAATTTTGCTTACGACCTTATTAATAATGTAATTTAATGAAAAGAAAAATTAGTTTATGGATTGAACCTATTTTTGGATCGGGCGATTACGAACAAGTAGAATTATTTCAAGACGAACAAATAACCGTAAATTCAAGTATTCAAAACATATTTGACATAAGCAAAGTTTTTACCGATTATTCGCAAAGTTTTACCGTCCCCGCTTCAACGATTAACAATGCTATATTTAAACATTTTTATCAAAGCGATGTCGGAGACGTATTAACAGGCAATTCATTAATAAACCACAATACTAACCGCAACGCATATATCGAAATTGATTTAACTTTTTTTAGGCGTGGTAAAATACGCTTAGAAAAATCAAATATAAAAAACGGTTATGTAGATAATTATCAAATAGGTTTTTTTGGCGAACTAAAAAGTTTAAAAGATAAATTTGGCGAAGATAAATTAAATTTATTAGAGTTAAAGGATTTTACTTTTCCTTACGACGGAACGGAAGTATTAATTAGGATATTAGATTCTTCAGATTACGACGTGCGTTTTCCTTTAATAGCAAATACAAGGTTATGGACGTATAACGATAACGGTCCAAATGATATTACAAAAAATGCGCATAAAATACAATTTACCGAGTTATTTCCAGCCATTAAAGTTGTAAGGTTATTTGAATTAATTGCAAGTAAATATGGAGTACAATTTATTGGAGCAATATTTGAAGACGACCGTTTTAATAATTTGTATTTACAATGCA